ATAATAGGAAAATAGCCTCCTACTGGCACATCATCTCCTGCTGACATTGTAGCTTTCATATAGCCACCCGTAAAGCGTGCGTTTTTCAAAAATCCTTGCGTTATCCATTCCACGCTAACCGTGCTATCTTTCTTAATTTCGATTTTGCCATATCCTTTATTTTCATAGCTGCACGCACCTTTATAACCCTGTGGCACTGTTACTCTGAAATGCTCCTTATCGTTTCCTATCACATATTCTTCCTTTTCTCCTCCATTTCTTACAACAACCTTTAACCACGCACCGTAGGCAAATGCGTAATCATCGCATCTATTATCAGTAGTAACACCATCTTTGCCACCAAACGTACCACCACCAACAAAGCCAATAGGACGTACATCTTCTAAGTCAAACGCCCATTTCCCTTGTATATCGAAAATTATATTAACGTCAGCATTTACCCTAAAATCTTCTATTTGGTCTCCTGAATGAACATCTAAAATATCGTTTGGTTCGATAACGTTTTGTGTTATCGCTCCTATTCTCTTCGTTGGCAATAATTCCGCCTCATAGCCTCCTTGAAATGTAAGCTCGTTACTTTTTCTCGAAATTAAAGGTATTACAAGCGTGTCTATATATTCTTTCGCCTCTCTGCTAAAGCGAAAATCTACACCTTTATCTTTCTTTATTTGCTCCAATAACCACGACACTTTTACTACGGGGTGTAAATAGTACAGTGCGTCGCCATCTTTCTTTTCTATCTTGTATCTTCCGTAACTCTCCGTTTCTATATTATTTCCTATTCGAGGACTTAACATATTACAACCGCTACTCCATTTGTAATCTATAACGGCTTCGTTATTCCATACGTCATAATTAGCGTAAAAATATCCTTCCGTTTTGCTCTTCTCGAAGTCAATAGGCGTATTAGCTTTGTTATACAATATCTTTGCATCGCTGCTTAATTGGTTTAGCGTTGTTCCGTCTTTCAGTAGCTGGCTAAAGCTGCCAAATAGTCCCCATAATATAGATATTTCGATACTATTTTCAGATACTTTGAGTACCGTTACTTTGCCGTCTTTTATGACCTCCACGCCATTTCTAAAATAACGTGCCTTGTGCGATGTATAAGCATATCCTTCTTGTGATTGTACCAAGTCTGCGTGTCCTAATATCATTTGGTTACGCACTGTCTTTGGCAACCTTACCGTATAAGTGTTGTTACTTGCTATCTTTGATACATCACGAAACAAGTTGCTCTTTATCGACATTGTAACCTTTGTACCTGTATCAATATCTACTAACTTGTTATCTATATATAATCTTTCGTCTATCATAGCTTTTGTATATTAATATCGGGTAATTGAATACTACAAATAAAATCTTGCAATACCGCTCCTGTCTTTGTGTAGCTCCCTGCAACTACTGTTACCGATAACCACTTCGAACCTTCTCCGTCTTTATATCCTGCAAACATATCCACGCACGGCGATGTAGCGATATCAAATAACATATCCCACGTCTCACTATCCACCAATGGCGCACACAACGAAACGACATCTTCTCTTTTCATCTGCTGCTGTCTCCCTGTATAGCCTTGATATCCGTACGCCTCATCGTATGTTAGTAGGTTATTTCTTACAAACAAATTATCTGTTGTCGTTTTTATCTGTTCTTCTCCTCTTTTAAAAAGATAGTAACAGTAAAAGCCGTGCCTATTTATCCAACGTAAGTAAACGCCACCGTCTACACACGCATCAACAATATTAATACGTAATTTCTTTGTTTGCGTGCCATCGAACCTATACTGAAATGTCAAATCAAAAGACCTATCAAACGTAACAGCCGTAAACGTTCCTAAACAAGCGTCTATATCGTAATAGCTTTGTGCGTTATCCAACAACGTTAATGGAACATTCCATACTCCTTGTTCGGGTATCTCCACAAAGCTATCCGCAACACCATCTTTAGAAAGTAGTAGCGAACTATTCCCTGCTGCATATATGCCAAATGTAAATGGATAACCCCTAAACCACGTTAATGTTCGATAATCGTTGTAAATTTCCTTTCCTCCTAATTTCAAAGCACCCCAAATATAATATACATCGAAATTGAAAGCTACACTGTTTTGATTATCTTTTATCGCCACAATTTCAAAAGATAGTAACATACCCATTTTTGTTTTTTCTTTCTCTTCGTAACCTATCTTACCAAAGGAAAGAGTATCGAAAAACGTCTGTACGTACTCTTTTATATCACCATAGCATTTACCGTTGAGGCTGTCAAAAAATACTCTTTCTTTCTTATCCTCTCCAGTTATCGTTACGCCTATTCTTTCTAATCTTTCCCCACTTGCAATAAGTAAGCACGTGTTAAAAGCAAACCCCAATTCTTCGGGGTATAGTAACGTTATATTATCTTTCGTCTGCTCTCTCATACATCAACATTGTTTAGTTTAATATTCTTAAATTCGACACGTAACAAGTCCATTATACGTGTTTTTATTCTCTCCTTTATCGCTGGTATAACATTAGAATAAATATCAGCTCTACCACCTTCACGATACAACTTCGTTCCCTCTTTTCTTATCTTCCTTGCAATAAGATAAGATAACGCCATATCTCCTCGCTCCTGTGGCGTGTACTTATGAGGTCTATTTGTTTTATATGGTATCGGGGTAGCTACAATTCCTTTGTCTGACATCCATTGTCTTATGATAGCCTGAAAGTTCTTCGGTGTTCTTCCTGCCTTGCGTCCTGTTTCCAACACGTCAAAGAATGACCTGCCGTATAGAGTAGCCTCGCTTTCGCTTGCTTCGATATGGAGGCTTGCTGCCGTCCTCCCACTTGCTTTTTGTCCTGCTGCAAAATGCTGTTCTATTATTTGCTTCTTTAAGTTTTCCAGCTCTTCACAAAGAATAACCTTTACTTCACTACCGTTCATAAGCAAGCCCCTGCAACTTCTTTAACACTCAATTCAACAAATACGCCTGTAAAATAGGAACTCGCACTCTCTAATATCGTGTGGTATCTTATCTTCCCATCTATTGGCTCAAAATATCTGCTTTCATTCATAGCATTAATAAAAGTCCCTGCAGCTTGTTTCATTTGAGTATAGACTTTTTCGTTATCGTCTCCGTTGGCATCTCTAACTACTTTATCTACGAAAGCTATAGCAATATCTACACTATCTTTAACACGTCCACGATTAAAGTCTAAATATCCACCTGCAGGCAAGATACACATAATAGCTGGCAATGTCATTCTATCTGCCATTTCTGCCGCTCCGTTCCAATCCTCAAAGATGTAGCTGTATCTTTTGAATTTGCTTTGCGCTATCTCTCTAATTTTATTCTCAATGCTCATTCCTGTAAACCTCCGCTAATCGTTTTTCAAAATCTCGTTTCTTGTTGTCCATTTCCAAACACTTGTAAACACGACCCCACGTTACCTTTGTTACTTCTTCGTGGTCGGTTATTCCCATACGTAAGGCATACCAATCTATTAAGCCGAATACACCGAATTTTAAATTTTCAATGCCTGCTCTCTCTTCCTCTTTCGTTGGTTTACTCTTTACGCTATCGAATAACTTGTTTATCTTCTGCACCTGTCCAGCTACCCAACCACAAAAGCGAACAACGTCTACTGCTCTTGCGTTGTCTACCTGCTTTTGTTTCATCTTTAGCAACACACGGCATACCGTGTAGAACATTTCACCACCACCTTTGCATTCTGCTATTTGCACCATTTGACCTATCGTCATATCGTCCAAATTTTCGGGCGTTCTTATCTTGCCAATTCTCAAAGGTCGGGTAAGCTCTTCTATACGCAACGTTTCAGTATCTTTGCTGAATGCCGCACGTACTATCCACTCTTTAAATTTCGTTTTCTTTTCCATACTCAACTAATCTAAACTATTATAGTGAGCTCTTGCTCTTCCTCTCCTTTGCACGTTAAGATGTTTCAAAGCAAAATAACGTGTAGCATCTATGGCGTGGTTGAAAGCATCTATTGGCTCGTTCGTTTCCTTTCCGTCTTTATCTTTCTTCCACTTATATACACGCAATTCTTCTATTAACCCCACCGACCTACGTGTAACATTCCACTTGTAACGTTGTAATATATCAATACCCACGCTTATACTGTCCTTACCTTTCACAGTAGGCAGCACCCATAAGCCTGCGTTGTTTAATTCCGCAATACTCTTTGGTTCTGCACTATCTGCAATGATACGTGTATTTTTCGTAAGTCCTTTTTCTCTTGCCTTACTTGCTATCATTGGATTTGTTAGTCCTGTGTCGTAAATTAACAAGTCCGTCCACAATTCCCCGTGAGCAAGAACGCAATGTACCAACGCTGTAGGGTCATTCGTAAAGCCAAAGTCTAACCCATAACCGTTTATTTTCCAGCTCTCCTCGCTTGGCAACTCGTCTACGATATGGAAATTAGGAAAGATAACACCAGACAGTTTACCAGTAAGTCCACGTGCATACACTTTCCATAACTCTTTATCTTCTATATTCTCTATTCTTTCGTGTTCTTCCTTTGTTAAGAACGGGTTGCCTCTATGGTCAGAGATTATAAGCCGTACACCTTTACGTCCTATCAATTCATTATGCACCCAAAATCTCTCCGATGGGTTATAGTCTATATACACCTTCTTTCTTGTACGTATAGAGAGTTGCCAAAATATCTCATAACTTATACCGTTAGCCTCGTTTAGGAATAAGTAATCACGTTTTCCGTTCTTTGCGTCTTGTGCATCTTTGTAGCTTTTGAATTCAATAATACTACCATTAGCACCCATCGCAAAGTGTCCGCTTTCGTTGAAAGTAAAAAAGTTTGAAAGCCATTCGCTTGCATATATGATTGTCTTTGCATCACGCAAAGCACCTACTTTTAAGTTTGGTAAGTCCTGCCCCACAATGGTAATAACGCACTTAGTATCTGCAATAGCCAAATAAATTAATACCTGAACTATTGTGTAGGTTTTTCCTGAACTCGTGCCTCCTTGATTGACGTACGTCCGAAAACCTCTGTTCCTGTTAGCCTCAAACAATTGCTTTATTACCTTAAACGGCATCATACCTTTACACGTCTACATCTTCTTCGCTACTGCTGGGCGATACATCAGCATCTACAAAGCCTATTTCTATTTTGCTATCTAATTTGCCTCCCACGTCCATACGTTGTTTATTTTGATAGTGTTCTGGGTCAATATTCGTTAGCAAAAATATTGCTGCACCTACGTTAGGTTGATAATACCTTACTATTTTTCTTTGTTTCTTAATAGTAGGCTTTCCATCTTCCTTATTAGGAATGTATTCTACCTCTATTTCTTCTTTCTCATATCCTTTAGCCACCATAGCTAAAGATGTTGCCAGCTCTTGCGATAGCTTTTTCTTAAACGCCTCTTTAGCCTCATCGAGTGCTTTTTTAAAATCAGGCTTTGTCTTTACCCACTTGTAATAAGTCTTGTTATCTATATTGAAATGTTCGCAAAATTTTAACAGTCCCATTCCGCCATAATCCATAAGACCGTATTCTCTTACAAAAGCTAATATTTCTTCTTTGAATTTCTCGTTATATTTTCCCATAATTATTTTATTTACTCGGACTTGTCGGGTTGCCCTAATTTATCTATTATCTTCCTTTCTTTTTCAGAAATACTCCATACTATCGTCTTCTTTTCTATTTGTGCTTGTATTTGTGCTTTTTTATCAGAAATTAGAAGCCCATTACCAAATATTGTCTTTTTATATTTCTTTTGACTTTCGAGGCGTGTTATTCTGTAAGCCTCGTTTTTCTTCACACTAAAGTCTACACCGTACTTTGAAAAGAGAGCCAGTCGTGCAGCTGTTATAACATTATTAGGGTATTCGTAATTCGGCAATGTTTTCGTATTCTCTTTTATATTTGATTTATTGACCTTATCCAATATCCTATACAACTCGGGAGCAGAACGAAAGCGAACGTCTCCATTTAGATTAGTGGTAAATGAGGTATTTACTCTTGCTCCATTTTCATAAATGATAGATACGCCTAAAGCTATACCTGTACACATTGAATTAGAACTAAATAGCGTTAATGTTGGTGCAAAGAGGAAATATTTTATATTATTCTCGTTGTAAAATCTAACTATTTTAGACAGAATAGAAAACGGTGGGTTGTCTATTACAACATCGTCTTCTTTGTATGGGTAGTGTTCATAATCTCCGCCAGGATAAAACGGGCGTACTATTTTCGTTCTGTCAATGCCGTATTCTTTTTCACACCAATCAACAACAGCCTCGTATATATTTGGTGGGGTGTAGCAATCGTCTGTCGTTTTCTTTGGTTTAAATTTTTCGACAAACGCTTTATATTCTTTATTTTCGTCTAATAATTCTTCCATCTTTAGTTATTGTTTATGCCTACAATGTAGAGTATATTTTTATCAGTTAATAGCTTATGCACTCCAACAAGTGTAGAGCCTGTTGTTATTATATCATCGTACACTATTATGTTGTTTTCTTTTATTTCTTTTTCTAAATTAAATTTAGGGTTTATTCGTTGCCTCGTCTTAGCCGTGATAGCGTCTTTATAAAAGACAATTCCTATTTCTTTTGCAATCTCTTCGCATACGCTTTCTGCAAAATTAGTTTCCTTGTGCCGTCTTTTAGGTGTTGTTATCAACGCCCAATCTTCTTTTATGTTAAGACCTATGATTCTTTTTATAAGATTTACGGCTGCTTTTGCAAAAGTCGCAACATTAGAAAAGTCGCTTTTAATTTGAGAAAGTGGAACACCTTGCTCGCTTTTCTTAAAAGACGAAATAAAGGCAAAATCTTGTTTAGAGTGATACGCTATATTTTCTGCCATATCGCATACACTCTCTTTTGCCTCTTTATCACTCTTCCAACCTTTTCTCTCTTGGTCTTCCTTAAATTCTTCTTTTGCAAAGTCAGGGATATTAACCGCCCATTCCTCCAACTCTAAACTATCCCATTGTTCTAATAATTTCGAGTACTCCCACTCACCAAACTCGCTATTATCCTTTATGATATAATTTCGCAATTTACTTATAGGCGTGTCTTTTGGTATTATGATGCACGGACACTTTTCGTACCCCAATGCTTTTAAGGCTGCTAAACGCATATTTCCTCCTATTGTTAGATATTTGTCTCCAATAGGGTAGAGCAATAAGCATCTAAAATCTAACATTTCGGGGTCTTGTTTAATAGACTGAATAAGTTTGTTTAAATTTGCTCGGTCTATCTTTCTCGGATTAGCTGGTAAACCTGCCAACTGCCCCGTGTTTTCTTCTATAAGCGAAATAGGAATATCTATTGTTTTCATATAGATATTACAATTATTCGTTTATCTTTCTTACGTGCATAATCTAACGTGTATTTAGTGCCTTTTGAGTTACCATTCCAAAAGGCAACTACAATAGTAGAATTATCCACTATCTCCCTATTACGAATGAAAGTAGCTGCACGCCCATTTTTCTTGTAATCGGGCAAAAACTCTATAAGATTTAAATTATTTTCTTTAGCGTAATTTGCTGCTAAAGTATCAATACCTTTCGCACCACCTGAAATTATTGTATCATCTTTAGATACATTCAAAACAGCTTCTAAATTTCCTACGAAATCTATATTGCTGCATTCTCTTGAGCCTATAATTGCAATTTTCATATCTTATAATTTATAACGATTAATCATTTACAAAGATAAACAAAATATTTATAACTGCCAAATATTCAGACGAATAAAAACAAAAAATAGTGGGTACAGCCTCACGGCTACACCCACTAAAAAGTAAAAAAAGCTAATCTAAAAAATATTCTTATCTCTATAAAATTACCTATTCTTTGCTCTTTCCCAC